AAAGACTTTATGAAGTCTTTGAATTTTACTGAAGAGTCTTTTATACCTTCACAAAAGGTTGAACCTATGGAAGTAGATCAATTTATAGACCACGAAGAGGTAAAAACTTTATTGCCTCATTATAAGTTTTACAATGAAAAGAAAATCTCAGACGCCGTACTAAAAAAATACAACGGAGGATTTTCCATGTCTGGATCAATGAACGGTAGATTTGTTTTTCCTGTGTTCGATATTAACGGCAAAGCGATAGGATTAACTGGAAGACACTTACTTTGGAAAAGTAATTGCACATACCCTAAATGGAAGCATAAAGGCAGGAAAGCTAATTGGATATACCCAGCTTTTCTACCTAAATTAAAAAAACCTTTTTATAAAAAAGTTGAAGAGACAAAAGAAATTATCATTGTTGAAAGCATAGGTGATAGCTTAGCGCTGACTGAGCAAGGGCTTATTAATCACATCGTCACTTTTGGTTTAGATTTGAGTTCTAAACAATTAGCTTTTCTTACGTCACTAAACATTAATAAAGTGATCATATCTATTAATAACGATTACAATAGCTTTAATAATCCGGGCCAAAAAGCCGCAATAAAAATGTTTCTGAAGCTAATTAAAGTATTTGATGTACATAATGTATTAATAAAACTTCCACCGAAAATTAAAGACTTCGGAGAGATGTTAGAGCTTGGTGTAGATATATCTACATGGTCTGAAAGAGACATACCTAAAGTAACTCAGTTAGAATGGATTAAAGATCAGCTAGATCCAATTTCCGACAAAAAACCAATTAAACTCATAGAAGATTATTTAGAATCAATAAGTTTTGAGACAGACACTATCAGCTAGCAGAATCAAAACCATGACATCTTGCTCATGGTTGTACTGGAGTAAATATCACCTAAAGCTACCCGACAAAACTAACGACGGAGCGCTCAAGGGAAGTATTGTGCATTTAGTACTAGAGTGTCTTGGCAGAAGAAGACATAAAAAACATTATGATTTGATAATTAAAAAAGGAAGTGTTGGAGCCTCTAAAGCTG